TCAATCATGCACTCGACGATTACAAATCGACGGTTGATCAGCTCGTTCTCAAGGCTGCTCGCCCCCATCGCGGCGGCGCGGGCCAGACAAGCGGCGCGGCAAGCGAACATAAATCCGCCTTCGACATCTATATGCGGCGGGGCGACGCTCACAACCTCCGCCGTCTGGAGGCAAAGGCGCTTTCCGCTGGATCCGATCCGGATGGCGGCTATCTGGTACCGGACGAGATCGAATCCCAGGTCATGCGTGCACTGCGCGCCGCCTCCCCGATCCGCGCGATTTCCTCGATCCGCCAGGTCTCGTCCAACACCTATAAAAAGCCTTTTGCCATTACCGGCGCAGCCACAGGCTGGGTTGCGGAAGCCGGCACGCGCGCACAAACCGACTCTCCCGTCCTCGCCGAACTTGCCTTCCCGACCATGGAACTTTACGCCATGCCGGCCGCAACACAGACGCTGCTTGAAGATGCAGCCGTCAATATTGACGAGTGGGTGGCCGAGGAAGTGCGCATCGCCTTTGCCGAGCAGGAAAACGCCGCTTTCGTCTCCGGTACCGGCACGAATACGCCAAAAGGCTTTCTGGCTTATGACAAGATTGCCGAAGACAGCTGGGTCTGGGACAATATCGGATATCTGACGACCGGCGTATCAGGCGGGTTGCCCGTGAGTGATTCAGCCGACGTGCTGATCGACCTGGTCTACAGCCTGCAATCTGCTTATCGCTCAAATGCAAGCTGGGTGATGAACCGCTCGACACAGGCCGAAATTCGCAAGATCAAGGATGGCGACGGCAATTATATCTGGCGCCCCGGCGATCAGGCCGGTCAGGGCGCAACGCTGATGACCTTCCCGATTGCGGAAACCGAGGACATGCCGGAGATCGATGCCGACAGCTATTCGATCGCATTCGGCGATTTCGGCCGCGGCTATCTTGTCGTCGACCGGCTCGGAATCAGCATTCTGCGCGATCCCTATTCGGCCAAGCCCTATGTGCTGTTTTATACGACCAAACGCGTAGGCGGCGGTGTGCAGGACTTCAACGCCATCAAACTTCTGAAATTCGGTACAGCTTAGATCTGGTACGTTACATGAACACGTAGCGTCACCTATGCAAACGAGCAACATACGCCACAATTTCGCTAGAATCGGCTGAGCTCGATCCGAATTTTTCCCCTCGGCAACTTCGTTATCAGCACTGAATTTTGGGTAACGAATCTGCCCCCATGCGTTTGATTGCTCGGCAAAATTCGTGAAGCTATGGCGTGTGCGCTGCATACATTTCACGTCGATTACATGAGCTCTGCGCAGACCGTATACGCAGAATCCCAATTCTAGGCCAATCGTTCTAATTCTGCTTTTTCTATGTGTGTCGGCGCGATTGTTGATCGCAAGCGACTAAAAGTAGCGCTGCCCCCCAGCGCAATGGCCCTCCCCCGGGCCGAGGCCGCGATGATCTCCCCCATCGCGGCCTCACCTAATTCCGCTCTGTGCTGGACAGACATCTTCGAACAAGAGCCCCCGTATCCGAGGTCCCTCAATGCCCCTGATCCTGACATCCGGCCCTTTGGTCGAACCTATCTCGCTGATCGAAGCAAAGGCGCATTGCCGGGTGGATAACGACGCTGAGGATACGCTGATTGCCAGCCTTGTTCTGGCCGCTCGTCTTCACATAGAGCGCCACCTCGATCTGGCGCTCATCAGTCAAAACTGGTCGCTCTACCTCGATCAATGGCCCGGCACATCATTTATCGAGCTGCCGCTTGCGCCGCTGATCACCGTCGATGCCATTCGCCTTTACAGCAACACCGGCAGTTCCGTCAGCATCGACCCTGGTCTTTACATCATCGATCAAGCCTCGCGCCGCCCGCGTGTTGCACGCAATGACGGACAAGGCTGGCCGGCTCCGGGCCGGACCATCAACGGTATCGAGATCGCATTTACTTCGGGCTATGGCGCAACGGCCGACGATGTTCCCATGCCGATACGCCAAGCGGTCAAGATGCTGGTTGCACATTGGTACGAAGTGCGCGAGCCGGTCCTGCTCGGTCATGACGCGGAGACAGTACCCTCCACGGTCGCCAGTCTGATTGCGCCATACCGGAGTGCAAGGCTGTGATCATGCATATCGGAAAACTTCGCCACCGGCTCACGATTGAGCAGGCGGCGCGCGCGGATGACGATGGCGGCGGCGCTTCCGTTGACTGGGACACGCTGGCCGAAGTCTGGGGCGCGGTCGAAGCGGTTTCGGGCAAGGAAGTTTTTACGGCGGATCGCATCAGCGGCGGCGTCACATATCGGATCACAATCCGCTACCGCGATGACGTTGCCCCCTCGATGCGTTTCCGTCGCGAGGCTGAAATCTTCGAGATCCTTTCGCTGGAAGATGAAGAGGGCCGGGGCCGCTTTCTGACCTGCAGATGCGAGCGGCGCGATCCATGATCTTCAAAAGCCGTGTCGATGGGTTGGGAGATCTTTCGCGGGCCCTTTCCAGACTTGCGGATAGTGCCGAGTTGAACGAAGCGCTCCTCGCAACAGCAGAAGATGTGCGCTCGGAAGCCCGGGCCAACCTGAATAACGGCGCACCTCCCGAAACACGGACCGGCAATCTCGCCCGGTCGATCTTTGCCGAGATCGACAGCAGCGGCAACGCCCGGATCGGCACGCCGCTGGATTATGGCTGGCATCTGGAGCACGGCAGCAGCACGCTGCCCGCCTATCCCTGGCTTGAGCCGGCCCTGCAGGCCAGGCGGGAAACACTCATCCTGCAGATAAGACGCTGGCTTGAAAGCGCGGCAAGGCGTTCGAGCCGATAACATCCGCCTGCAAATCGTCTTCCAACTGCGTCCACGAGGGAACCCCATGAGCAATCCCGGCTGGGATTTACAAAAAGCCGCCTATCAGGCCCTGAAGGCGGACGCCGCCTTGACGACGCTTCTGGGGAGCGAATGGCTCCATGACGACGTCCCGCAACAGGCGAGTTTTCCCTATGTGGTGCTCGAACAGATGCGCGTGAACGACTGGAGCACGGGAACAGAACGCGGTTCGGAGCATATTCTCATGCTGCATGTCTGGTCGCGCTACGACGGCAAGCGTGAGGCCTGCGAAATCGCCGATGCAATCCGCGAGGCTCTGGACGATGCCGAACTGACGCTTGATGACAATCGGCTGATCAACCTTATGCATCAATATTCCGACCTTCGGCGCGATACGGACGGCCGTACTTATCACGGCGTCATGCGCTTTCGCGCGGTGACCGAGCCGGTTGCCTAGACCAGGGGCGGCGTCAGACCAACCCCGCCGCATACATTCAACTCATTTCGGAGACGTCCCATGGCAGCTCAACGCGGCAAGGATCTTCTATTAAAAGTCGATGAAACCGGCGCTGGCAGTTTCGCAACCGTCGCCGGTTTGCGCACGCGCGGCCTGGCATTCAACGCCGCCACAGTCGATATCACGAATGCGGATTCGGCCGATGAATGGCGCGAATTGCTCACTGGTGCTGGCATCAAGACCGCCAGACTCTCCGGTAGCGGCATTTTCAAGGATGCGAGTTCCGACGAAACCGTCCGCGACTATTTCTTCAACGGCCTGATCCGCGACTGGCAAGTCGTCATTCCTGACTTCGGCACAATCGAAGGCGCGTTCCAGATCACGGCGCTCGAATATTCCGGCGGCCACGACAACGAGCTGACCTTCGAAATCGCGCTTGAATCCGCAGGCGCGCTCACCTTCACCGCGGCTTGAGCGGAGGCCAACATGATCAACCGGCATCGCGGAGAAATCGAAGCTGTTCTCGACGGCAAACCCTATCGCCTCTGCCTGACGCTGGGCTCCCTCGCCGAGCTTGAAGACGCGTTCGGCGCCGAAGACATGCTCGCTCTCGCGCAACGTTTCGAGACTGGCAGACTGAGGGCGCGCGACGCAATCCGTATCATTGCAGCGGGATTGCGCGGAGGCGGTGTCCAGCTCACCGAAGACGACATCGCGCAGATGCAGGTCAATGGAAGCGCCGCCGGATTTGTCGATATCGTTTCGCGCTTGCTGAGCGCAACTTTCGGCACCAGCGAAACCACAGACACCAATGCCGTGCCGGGAAAGTAACCAGCGTCGCCCGGGCCAGTGCAACACAGGCATTTCCCTGGGACGACGCGATCGCCGCCGGTCTTGGATGCCTGCGACTGACACCCACCGCGTTCTGGTCGATGACACCGCGGGAACTGGCCCTGGCTCTGCGGGGCGCGGCGGGGCTTCCCGCCTCGGCGGATCCGTTCGCGCCCGACCATCTCGCCGCACTGATGCAACGATTTCCCGACCAACAGGACATATCGCATGACTGACACCGTCGCCAGCCTGTCCGTCCGCATCGGCGCCGATACCAGCGATGCCCGGCAAAAACTCAGGGATCTCGAACGGCTCGGCGACTCCTTCGGCAGAAGTATGAACCGGGCGTTCGAGCGCGCGATCTTCACCGGAGACAGCTTTGGCGATACCTTGCGAAAACTCGCTCTGGATCTGTCACGGCTCGCATTGCGCTCCGCCCTCGATCCGCTGACCGGCGCCATCGGCGGAGGGTTGTCGAGCCTGCTAGGCGGCATTACGCCATTCGCCAATGGCGGCGTGGTTGGTGCACCGATGCCGAAGCCATTTGCCCAGGGCGGTGTGATCGCCTCACCAGTCACTTTTCCGCTTGGAAGCGGGCGCAATGGCCTTGCGGGGGAAGCTGGACCGGAGGCTATCCTGCCGCTTGCACGCGGCGCCGATGGCCGCCTTGGCGTGCGCTCCGGGAGTGACGGCAACGTCACAGTGACGATGAACATCTCCACGCCCGACGCCGAAGGTTTTCGCCGCTCGGAAACACAAATCGGCGCAATGCTGACTCGCGCGGTCAGCCGTGGACAGCGGAATATATGAAGTTGCTGGTGGTGTTTTTTTGCTGTGCGCCAGCGCCTCCGCGCTGGCTTTGGCCCACTTGGCCGTGGGCCCCGGTTGCCTCAATCATCGTTCTCTGTTCGTGGCACCCTTGGGGCCCACGGCCAAGTGGGCTCACCAGCCGGACGGATGTCCGGCGCACAGCAAAGAAT